TACGTCTTAAAGTCCTCCGGGGAATCCTACCAAATTCGCGCCGATACCGAATCCAGCACCAGATCGGGCACCTACCCCCATGGAAGGAACGTAAGTATCAAGGATACTAAATGTGGCGGCGGCAGTCAAAGCAATCAACACAATTTCCTCAACATTCAAGGAACGTTTAGGGATGGCATAAGCAGCAATGGCCACCATTAAACCTTCAACAAGGTACTTAATGATTCTCTTGACAAGTTCAGCAACGTTAATCAAACCGTTCATTATATTAAATATTAAGAAAAAAATATATATATTGCGATAAAAAACTTAAAATTAAATCATTAAAAAGAGTAAATGGATACCTCTAAAGAATCCCCCGCCAAAAAGACTTCTGGTTTTGAAAGAAAAACCGTAAATGGTAAGAATAATTCTAAATATGTGGATTTGTTGGAAGAAGATAAACCTCTCGCAGGACAAAAGTTTGTGTGTGTTTCTTTTGTTTCTCCTGAAAATATTCTTAAACAAAAACAAATTTTCTTTTTTCAGGAATTCCTAAAGAAGTGGGATTTTAATAAATCAATGGAAAAGTTCGTTCAATTTTTGAACTTTCTTTCATTTAAGTACAATATGTCATTTGATGATATTACAAATGACTTTAAGGATTTTGTAAAAGATGAGAAGGAACTAATCGCTAAAAGTAATATGGATGATGATTATAAAACATTTATTGATAACCACGAGGAAGAACTCGAAAAACAATTTGGTATCTCACACGGTTTCCAAACTAGTACTCGTGGATTGAAAATTCGCGGATCGTATCCAACAATGGAAGAGGCCGAATTAAGATGCAAAATGTTGAGGGAGGTCGACCCGAATCATGATATTCTTGTCGGACCTGTTGGCATGTGGATGCCGTGGGAACCCGAAGCTTACAAAACGGGTCGTGTGGAGTATATGGAAGAGGAACTCAATCAATTGATGCATGAGAAGACCAAAAATGAAGCAAACGCTAAATCTTCTTTCGACCAACGTGTCAAGGAAACAAAACAAAAGGCAATCGAAGAAAATATTAAGAATGCCGAAAAGTCTGGTAACGCTCTAACACAGACAATTGACGATCAAGGTAACCTTATAGGTGTAAATAATGGGAATACCCAGGAGTTTGGTCTTAAGGAGAAGGAAAATATTTCATCTGCGGACATTTGTATGGAATTGTTTGAAGGTGATAATATTGTGGTTGGAAAGACAGATAATGGACGAAGTGAATTAGTCAGCGGACCTTTTGCTAATAAAAAAACGGATTAAATAACACTATAATAATAATCATTTACTATATTTTTATTTTTTACATATCTACTCATTTTAGCAGCAGACATATTTTCTGCTTCTGATGCTTTTACAATCGTATCCCATGTCGCCAAAAGTACGTTTGTTTCTTTTTCTCTCTTAAACACTTTCTTACCAGTTGATGAAATTAGCTTTGGTTTGATATCAGATTGTTTTATTGCTAATCCATAGTATCCCTCATTATTTCCCTCGTCAGTCCATACAGTCGCTTTTAGCGCATAAGGTGATGAATTTAAATATTCTTTAATTTCTTTCATATCATTGTCCGTCAATTCTTTACCAACCGAAACTTTCCATTTTTGGTATTCTCTCAATAATACAGAATTTAAAACCTTTCCACAATCAGAAAATTTACATACTTGAAATATAAATGTTTCAACTGTGGAATTTGATTGATGTTTTACATATTCTACCGTGTTTAATTTTATACCTAAATAGCCATGGTTACCTTGGATACGCTTTGGTTTGAATCTTGTATCCAAATAATTTTTTAATGCGTGAAATACTTCTTTTGTGGGCTTAACTTGACTCCATAAGCGATACCGTCCTTCTATATTGACAGATAACTCTTCAACATCTGGACGAACAATACAAATACTATTTACAAAGTCATTAAATTTTTTATTCAGTTCATCTTCAGGCAATAATACATTTTGATAAACTGAAACGTTGTCGTGCTTTGTGGACGCAATGATTTTTTGTAGGTTTTCTAGAGTCTCTTTCAAGTGATTTATTTCAACAACTTGTTTTTCTATTAAAAATTCGTGCGTTTTTATTTGTTGGGTTAATTTTCTATTTTCATTTTCTAAATCCTCATTTTCTTTCATTATTCTATTAAAATTATCTATGCTATATGTTTTAGAATGAATAATATCTTTGATGTGTTTAGATAATTTTTCAATCGTAAAATTAGTGGCATCATAGGCAATTATTTCAGTTTTATTTTTGCCATTAATTTCTATGCTGCGAATTTGTCTTTTTATTTTAGGATAATTTTTTATTAGATTTTCTATCTCTACTTTATTTTGAACTCTAAAAGCATTTACTAAAACAAAATTGTTGTATTTTTTACGATGGTCTACTAGTCTAGTTGATAAGTCATTTGTATGGCCGAATTTAATTAATTTCTCTCCGGCTTCAGTTGTATTATCAATCGTACCAAAATAAATACATTCGGTGTTTACTGGAAATTGAACGACAATGGCTTGTTCTACTGCTTTTTGTTTTTCTTTATTTGATGTTTGTTTTATTTCCAAAATAATAGTTTCTTTTTGTTCTAGTTGAAGTCTCAATTCATCTGTTTCTTCTTCTACGATTTCCTGTAATACTTCTTCTAATTTCATATAATATTCATGGATTTCAGATGCTTTTTTGGTCTGTGCTTTTAAACATAATGACTTGAAACATTTGATAGTTAGCAGTATAGTTTGTTTGTTTTGACCGCCATTTTGCTTTGCCAAAACCGCTTTGGGCTTACCCAAAGCGGTTTTGGCGTGTTCCAAAATTGAATCTTCTTCTAAACTCGCTTTTGTTATAACAAAAGCAAGATTTTTATAATCAAAATCAAGTTTAAAATGTTTTTCTATTAATCGTTTACAGTCTATTTTTTGTTTAAATCCCAACCATTCCCATACTTTATCCAAGTCAACACAAAAATCTATGTTTTTATCATAGTTTAAGTAACAATAAAAGCTACTTACAAATAATTGTTGTTCAAATCCCGTAAAATTTTGTTGAAGTTTATTCAATAATTTACTGTTGTATGAATCTGAAAGCTTTGCGATTGGGTTTTTTTCAATAAGTTCTACGATATTTAACTCTTGCATCTTATTATACTATTTATTATAAGATACTATTTAAGTAGTTATACCGTCTTTATATATAAAAGCGGAATTTTAAAAGCACAAATTCGCTTTACCAAATTGTAAAGCGAATTTACCACTTATTAGCCTTTTTGATAGTAATTTTTTGCCCCGCGCCGCGCTTTTTAGCTGACCCTGGGTCGTATTTTTCATCCTCATCATCAGAATTCATGCCCTTGGATAGTTCCCAGAACTCTTTGGAGCCTAATCTGAAGTCATTATGGGAGTCTGCCTTGTACCAGAATACCTGGTCCTGTAATTTATTGGATTTTGAGTTATTGTTAATAACCAAACACTCGAAATTTTCAGTACATTGGTCCATCACCTGACAAAAGGATTCAAAAGTCGGGAACATTCCCGCATAATTCTCATATATTCGTTTTCTATTTGCGATATAATTCTCTCTTAAAATAAAAACGTAATCAATGTTAGTTCTGAGAGCAGGCGGGATGCCCAAAGGATATTGCATTGTGATGATTAACATGACCTTCCAGTGTCTCCCGTTCATGAAAAGCAATCGCATCATCTTATCTCTAGTCCATGTGGCATCATATAAACAATCATCTAAAATGACGAATGCTCTCGGGTCTATTGTGCTTCGTTTATATGATTCCATTTCTTTTTTAATCTGTTTTAAAACAGTGCGTTGTCTTTTCAAAATGTTCTCAATAATCGCCGTATTATATTCATTATGGACGAACAATTTCGGGACCATCTTTGCGTAAAATCCGTTGCCTTCTTCTGTGCCGGAAATAACAGTGCCGATAGGTATTTCTTGTTGATAAAAAAGTAAGTCTCTTACCAAGAAAGATTTACCTGTATCACGCTTTCCGATTAAAACAACAACGGGTCCCTTATTTTCATTCGGTTTGAAACTAATACTTTTCATATCAAATTTTTTTAATTCTAAAGTCATTTTACTTTATTTAGAAATTTATTTTTGGGTAATTTTACGCAAACTAATTAAATAAGATATATATGATATAAATTATAAGTTAAAAAGACATATAATTTATATATTAAGTAGCTAATGATGATTGATATAAACTATCAAAAACGAAAAAATTCGGAACTTTTTAAAAGTTTAGAAGAACCTACTTCTCTTTTTCTCTCTAAAACCCAAAATTACATTCCTATTTATAAAAGATTCTTCACGTTAAATGATACAAATTATAACAATGTAAATCTAAATCATAAATTGTATATCTCTAGTGTGAATAAATCAAATGAGGAAAATAAAAATCTCTTTAATTGTCGAATCAAAAATATTAATAATACAAATAAAAATAAAGATAAGAATGTATTTTTTAAAATGGCACCATTATTAGACCCGTTTAAGTATTTAATCGGAAAATATAATACATCTGATACAAATTTGTTAAGTTTACCTAGTATCGATTCCGACGAGAACACGTGCGACTCTAAAATTTTAGATTTGAATAATTCAGCATATGTTGATGGATTATTTGTATTTTTAAACAGTTATTTATTAGGCGCCCATAATTTTTATCACTGTGTTGACTATTATGGTTCATTTCTTGCTATTAAAAATAATTTTGTATTAAATGTGTTTGACGATATCGATTACTTAAATAATTCTGACTATTTTAACAAAAACAAAAATGTATTGTTTAGTATCGACGATTATGACCACCTATTTCAATTTCAAAACGAATCTACAAAACTGAAGCCAATTAAAATTCAACATAATTCAACCGCAAAATCAAATATCTCTATTAATTCTTTAAGTAATGATGTATTTGAAAATATGTTTGATGAAGATAACTCATTCGCTGAAGTAGATAATTTTGAGACAGGACTAATTGATATGGATATGAGTAACATAAATATTAATAATATCACAAATGAAACTAGTGATGATTTGACAAATAATACTCAAAATAATGTAACACTTAAGTCAAATTCTACTTGTTCTTCAAGAACCTCATATACGCTTGATGGAGAGGCGGAAGATGATATTGATGATTGTGAAAACTGTGATAACCACAAAAATGGGGAAGATACCGATGAGGATAAAAATGAAAAAGCAGAAGATGACGACGATGACGACGATAATTGGGAGGACGAATCTTCACAAGAAGAGAGATTAGATGTAATCATACCAAAATTTCCAGTTCAAGTAATTTGTATGGAATATTGCGAGAATACATTTGACGACCTTATTTTATCCAACGAATTAACAAATGCCGAATGGTATTCTGCTTTTATGCAAATCATAATGATTTTAATCACATACCAAAAAGCATTTTCTTTTACCCATAATGATCTACATTCAAATAATGTTATGTATAATACTACCGACAAAAAATATATATATTATTGTTATAAAAAACAATACTACAAGGTACCTACATTTGGAAGAATATTTAAAATAATTGACTTTGGAAGAAGTATTTATAAATTCAATGGTAAATTATTTTGTAGTGACAGTTTTAAATCCGGTAATGATGCCGCTACACAATATAACACGGAACCTTATTTTAATGAGAAAAAATCTAGACTGGAACCAAATTTTAGTTTTGATTTATGTCGATTAGCGTGTTCTATTTACGATTATGTTATAGAGGATTTGGAGGATGTTAAATATCTAGAAACATGCGACCCGGTTAAACGGTTGGTTTTTGAATGGTGTCTTGACGATAAAGGAATTAATATGTTATATAAAAATAACGGTGTTGACAGATATCCTGATTTCAAATTATATAAAATGATAGCTAGATGTGTACACTCCCATACTCCACAAGCACAGTTAGACCGCCCTGAGTTTAAAGCGTTTTCTAATTTCAAAGGAGAAATACCGAATGACTTTATAGATATTGATAAAATTCCTGTATATACTAACTGAAGTTTTAGTTAAATGATAACAATTATATCAATTTCACATTAAGAGTTTTATAAAATATTTTATAATAGTATTTTATTATAAGATATGGACACGTATGGGTTTATTATTACAAGACACGTAACTTCAGAAAATACGAATAAATACTGGAACAAGTGTGTAAAGTGTATTCGGATGTTTTACCCTTGTAGAAAAATTGTAATCATCGATGATAACAGCAATAAAGAATTCTTAAAACCATTCGCAAATTATACAAATATTGAAATAGTTGAATCCGATTTTCCTGGACGCGGAGAATTATTACCTTACTATTATTTCTTAAAAAACAAATATTTTAATAACGCTATAATTATTCACGACAGTGTATTTTTTCATCGCAGAATTAATTTTGAAAATGTTATTGGTATCAAAGTAATACCATTATGGCATTTTAACCCGGATACACTTGATTTGGATAATACGATTAGAATATCAAGTAGACTAAAAAATTTCGGTTCAATCAATGACAAATTGACTTTAAGCAACACAGTGTTAGGGTTAAATCACTTAAAATGGTATGGATGTTTTGGGTGTCAATCATTTATAAATCACAATTTTTTAACTTATATACAAGAAAAATACAGTATTACAAATATGATAAATCAAGTAAAATGTAGACCAGATAGATGCTGTCTCGAAAGAATTATGGGTGTCATTTTTTGTACTGAAAATGAAAAAATAGTAACCACTAAATCACTTTTGGGAGATATCATGTTATGTCCTCAAAAATTTAGTTATACATACGATAATTATATAAATGATATCAAAAATAAGAAATTACCACAACCAATCATTAAAGTTTGGACCGGTAGATAAAAATAAGTTATATTCACGCAATATAACTTATTTTTATAACTCTAAATCTAAAATAACCAATTATAAAATCTAGAATTCTGGATTATCAGTAAAAACAGGAGTAGTCGTAGCGCCACCGGTTTGAATCATTGGATTTATTTGCTCTAAAATAAAATAACCAGAAACTACACTAAAATATACTAAAAGAGCGTCTCTAATCAATAATTTTAATGGTTTATTTTCTTTTTCAACAAATCTCATTTCAATAAATTTTGCTATTAGAAAAATAACAGATATGATTCCCGCTATTATAAATATATTATCCATTTAATTTACTAAAGCACATTCTTATTCATATTTTTACGCAATTTATTCTAAAATTTCAATATCATCAATCAATAAATCTGGTAATAAATTTATTCTTGGCTCATCAATAACATGAATATCCAAATCTCCTAATTCAATACTTTGGTCTGATATTTTTAATTTAACATTATCAGTATCATCCTCTTCCTCGGCCCTTCTTTGCTCTGCTCTAATATTACTTATCTCTTCTAACCGTTCGATATTTTTTGGCGCGGACAATGATGTTACTGTCCCATCATCTCCTTTCATATAATCTACATCATCGAAAGTCAATCTACTACTTGGTTCATTTACAAGTGTAGGCGTAGTTTTTGATACTGGGGTATTTTCCGATATAGGACTGTCAGTATTGATGTTTTTCTTTATAGGTTCATCAATAATCTGTTCTTTTATTTCCTCTATAACATCCTCTTCTACTGTTTCATCCATATATGCCTTTAAAATAGCCTCAACCGGAATACTTTCTCTCAGTGTATTTAAAATAGATTCTTGGATAATTATTTCCAATTCGCGGTGGTGCTTTTGTATTTGTAAAGGAGGAATATTTACTTCAAATAAATAAACATTTTTGTATACTTTTCTTGCTACATTAATATAAACTTTGTGGATAAAATCATCGAGTTTTGGAATGTTAATATCAATTTTCTTTTGTTTTTGGCCTACACGCATGGCCGTTAGGATTTTTAGCTGAATTATGTGAACACATGTGACAAGGTCTTCTAAATAGGAACAACCCGACTTCTCGCAAATTCGTTTCTTTTCAGTCTCAATAATTGTAGCATTCCATTTTGGTATTCTAGAAATAAAATTTTGAAATGTCATTAAATATTTATCTGTTTCGTTATTTTCCTTACATAATCTAATCGCTTCTTCTAAAATAGATTTATAACCATCAATTACCAAAGGAGTCAAAATTGTTATTAATCTGGCTCCCCATTCGTTTTTGGATTCATGAAGTGAACTTACATTAAAATCATCCATTTACATAAAACTTATATTTTCTAAATACAAATTTGAACTCAAAAATACGAAATTAAGGATAAATAATATCAACAACTTTTCGTTTCTAAACTCCTTTCTAACTCTATTAAATAAAATTATTAATTCATACCTTTTTTCCATAGTAAATTGTGTTTCTAGAAATTTATGATTTTCCAATAAAGTTATTATATCTAACCCGCTGTAACCTTTCTCGTACAGTTTAGTACAAAATACCATCAAATTTTGAGTTGTTATGTTTTTGCCTATAGATTTAACCAATTCTTTTTTCAACCATTCAAGTTTTTGCGTCTTTATGTCCTTCATTTTAAAAACTTCATTCAAATTATATGTGTAAAGATTGATTATGTTTCCGTTTATTATTGGCTCAGGTACATATATTTCACAAAAACGGGACAAAATCGGTTTCATTAAATTATATTTATCTTCGGCAATAATAAAAAATCTTGTGTTATGACTAAACAACTCAATACATCTACGTAATGCAGATTGGGCGTCCATTGTCAATTTATCGGCATTTAATAACACAATACTTTTGAAAACATTGCCACCCTTTGAATTAATATGTGTTTTCGCAAAAAACTTAAGATCTTCTCTTATAAATTTAATACCTTTACCATGAGAGCAATTTACATACATTACTAATGATTTGATTTTTTCTCTGTCGTTGTTATAAATTTTGTAAATAAAGTCATTCACTATCGTTCTCTTACCGCTTCCAGATGGACCATGAAAAATTATATTTGGTATCTTATAAATAGAATGAAAGTAATCTAGTTTTTCTTTTATATGTTGATGAATACTCAGTATCATAACGAATCTACTATATTTTACAAGGTGTTTTTATATAATAATATAACGTATTATTATATAACTTATAACTATTTTTCCTATCATTTTCATTTTCCAGTTATTTTTGGGTTGTTGTTTTTTTAGTTTGTTGTTTTTTTTAAACAGAGGTTGTTAAACTGTGAGTATAAGGATTATTTTTAAATGCATTCAGAAGATCTGGCTGTATGCGGTCGCACCCAGCACATTCATTGTAATATTGTGGTGTATTAATCGATCCGTATGTTTGAACGGAAGGAGGAAGAGGTGTTACTGAAGCCGCAGGATTTACTCTACCATCATATCTATTACAATCCTGTTTCCAACAATTCACATTCATTTGTTGATTAAATATTTGAGTGCCACCTTGATTTGGACGATTCACAATAGTAGACGATTTAATATCATTATTGTGTTGTTTATAAGCGGCGCCATAATTCATGTCTCCATATGTAGTTCCATTCCCTCCTGCGGAACCAATATAATCAGCACTTGTTGTATCTCTTTGTGTTAAGTCCGGAGAACTATAATTATTCACATAAATGCCATCTTTTTGATTATTAATATTAAAGGTTGGCGAATATAAAGTCGTCTCTTTTATAGTTGTATTTGTTGTATCGTTTGAATTAATAACATAACTTTGAGGAACTGAGCTTGTCGCTTCTCCATAAATACGAACATTGTTAATTGTCTCATCTTTACGTGTTGGTCTTAAAAGATCCATTAATGGAGCTATAACTGCACCAAGAGCACCTCCAAACCCCCGCATTGTATCGGGTTGTTTTACGGTTGATCTTTGATTCTCATAATTGGTGTGACTGCGGAGAAAATTATCACCATCTGTTGATGGACCTCGTCCAGATGCTTTTGAATGATTTACACTACAAGTCATCGATTTTTGACGTTTACTTTGTTCAAAATTTTCAGGCACATATCCTGCTTTTCTATCGGCTGGACCAGCGGGACCTGTATAATCAGTTACTATATCGTTTCTTTTTAGAATACCTAACTCTTGAATTGGCCTTAATGTTTCTCCTTTTTCAGCACCAGTTGTCGTTAACCACCTGTCTTGGGTATTTATAAAAAAAGTATCTGGTCGTTGTTTCTCCACTCGTCCTTGAGTTTGAGTTGTAGCAGAACTTTTTATAAAAGCATTTGCGGGACCTTCATGATTTATTAATTCATATTCTAATTTTGGGTTTGTCTCAACTCTTAGTTGGTCAACCGTATATGGTAACCATTTGTCACGCGCTTCCATACCTGAATTAAAACCACCGGTTCCATTCACGGAATATCCTTTATCTAATCCCGGACCCACAAGTACAGAGTCAAATGGTTTCACATTATTATTTTTCATTGCGGGGTTTACTCGAGATTGATAAAAATCACTATTATTAGGCGCTCCATACGCCCACTGCATGTTATCCTCTGGTTTAAACAATGGGGCTTGTTCTATTTTCTTTATTGTTTGCGAACCTGAGCCTATCATATTATCTAAAACAGATTCTGCTATGTTTATATCATAAGTATTCCCCTTTACTTTGCCACCATTAAAAGGTATCATGTTGTTATGTTTGAACTGGGCGGACTCTAAATAGTCGCCTGTTAATGAAAATATTTGCTGCGGATTCTTGCTCACAGGCACATGGTTTCTCACTTTATCTTGATACAAACTCTGGTTAAAATATTTATCCGTTGCGGCGTTTGGATTATGATATTCTTGAACGGTATCTACTAATTGATTCAAATTCGACACAGGAAAATTTTGGGGAGGAATGTTTGTATTTGGTAAATAATTCGGATTTGAGCCCATAGTTGAAAAATTTTCTTGTCTCATTTTTTGTGTATTTTGTATGTTTTTTTTATTAGTGCACGATTGAGATGGTTGCTGATTTGATACTATATACATACCACCTAATGCTAGTAAAGGTATCGCTAATTCCATATTTATATATATAAAGTATTATATTTTTTATTTCATACGTTCCATAAAAGTTATTAATAATAATCTAAATAATTATATCGTGTTATTATTTCATTTTATATGGTTTTATAAATTTGTTACATTTATATTTTTATATTTATGCTTTTTTTGAGGAAGCACATGAATTTGTTTGGGCACATGTCGTCGGACCTCCTACATAACCACCTCTTATAAGACTATAACTAGCTGGTAACATGTTGTTCGATTCATTAATCACACAGTCACGTTTTGGAGTAAAATAATCTTTCTCTAAAATTCTTGTACTTAAATTATTCTGAAAAGGCAAACATGTATTCTCCTGAGGGTTCAAGGGAGGATAATACCAATCTGTCTGTTCTACATCGCGATACCACCAGGCAGGATTTGTTGCTCTGGATTCTTCTGTATACAAAGCACTACACGAAGGATACTTAATTGCTTCATTTTCCACATTGTAATATTTATAATTGTCTTTTCCTAAACAATCGCGGCTTAATTGTCTGTTTACACCTAGAAGGTCGCTTTCTAGATTTATTGTATTTGTTCTTAGATTTGCGCCCCACTTCTGAATTCTTATTTGGGGGTCTTCCATGTAACAAGGATTCGCACCATTACCGGGTACATTTAATATCCATCGACCTGGGTCTGTTTGTTGCTGTAGCTGTTTTTTTGTTCTACACGGGTCATAATTAAATCTTGTAAATGCCATTATTATATATATACTTTTAAAAAAGTATATATATTCTATTTTATTCCCAAAATTATTAATAATATGTTATG